ACCTTATCCATCACGATAGTGAGTCGGCGACGCTCCAGACCACTACTGGAGTCGCTTGAGGAAATATGTTCGTTACTAGCTATACACACCAGACACTCAGGTTTGAAGCTGATAATCTCCTTGCCATACTTACGCTCAGCTCGCAGGGTATCCGAAGCGGACGTAAGCTTTTTAAGTACGTCCATCCTCTTGTTGTAGTTTGATTCGTCTGTAAGGAGGAGTAGACGCTTACCAATAAGGTTGTAGGTTTCAAACTTGTTGGTTTCGATGATCTCCAGACTGCTGGTATGAGCCCCATGGAAACCAGCAAGCGCAATCATCAACTGCTGCATCGTCGATTTACCGGTACCACCAGGACCAACTAAATGCAAGAAACGTTCGCCTGCTGTGTAACCCGTTAAAAGTGCACGAGAAAATGCTTGGATAAGTAACGCTTGCCCCGTGTCTAATGAATTGTTTAACCACTTCAAGAACTCTGGACACTTGGCATCAGCGTCGTATCCATAGGCCAGCTTGCTCCTCAGATAAAGATCTTTGTGCTGCCCAGCTTGAAAATCCATGGTCTCGCTATCGAGTACCCCGTTTTCAAAAGGAATAAACTTACGCCCAGCAGACCAGATGCTCTTACGTCCACCGTGGATAGAACGCAGCATTTTTGCTTTGAGGATTTGAAAAACACTGTTTACAGTAGCGGAGTTGTACTTAGGAAGTACTCCCGCAGTTACAAAGTTATCTAGTGCCTTTACAATACGCCTTTTAATGTGCTGTTCGTCCTGCTGGTACCAGATGCCGAGATCGTTGTCGTAGGTGTAGAAGTGATCGAGGTTGCTATCGTAAACAAAGTCATCGCCTTGGTTTGTGACAATAATGTCTGCAACATCATTCTCTGAGAACTGTCGGTTTTGACCGTTGCCAGCCTGCAGGTTTATGAGTTGCGTCGGTGTTTGTGGAGTGCTCACGGGTTGCTGAGTCGGTGTTGATTTTGGTGTTGATGTTGTTTTTGGAGGAGCTGAGCTAGGAGTTAAATCAAAGTCATCGAAGCTCAAAACTGAATTAAGAGGCGCTGCCTTTGCGGCTTGTAGGGCTGCTTTTTCTTCGTCTGAGGCAATCTCATTAAACAATTTTCGGTTGGAGCTCTTGAGTTTTTTCCAGATAGCCAGGGAACCCAGTTCGGATGCCAGAGCAATGGAAGGGAGAAGCTCGTCAGCCCCTTGGATTGAATTTAAAATCCGGTAGAACTTGCCATCGAGGTCATGGGGATAATTGTAGATACTATAGAACGCAGTATGCGCAAGAGTCAACGGGGAGGTAGATACTGCAATATTGTGCTCTTTAAGCCAGTTTGTCCAGCCAATTAACTCCTTAAAAACCACAGCCATTGTCGAACTGCGATCATCTACAGGGTTCCCATCCAGAACCGACCGCACTGCGTTAGACACCAGTTTTTCCAGATCGATACCATCTGGATCTCCTGTGATGCTTTTCAGAATTTCTTCAGGATCACTTTCTGAGGGATTTACAGTCTTGGGTAAGGCTAGGTAAACATTGTGTGCTTCGTCTATCTTCTCTGCAGGAATAAACTTACCTGGTTGGCTAAAGATCGCATTACTGTCCTTAGCGCCATAAAAGAGGTTTGGGCATTGCGTGGCTCTGATATCAAATCCTGGGATCTGCTTACAGATTTCACGAGTAAACCATTGATAAAAACCAGGATCAATGATCGGTTTTTCTAAGGCAAAGATCAAACGAAACCTAGGCCACTCTGGAGCTGTAGAAGGAGACTCGTAACCCAGGGTTAAATATTTCTTACAAATTTCTAGTTGAAGCGCTTCATCGGGTGTTAATTCCTGTTTCTGAATTTTATTTCCATCACTATCCTTACCGTCCGCTTGGTTATCGATATCAACGATAATCATTCCCGCCTGAATTAACCCGGTATTATTCTTTTGCCTTTTTCCTTCAACTAAATGCCACGCGCACACACCAGCACTTCTACCCAGCTCTATCGCAAGATCTTCTAACGAAATGCAAACAGGTTTCCAATTTTCATTAAACGCAGTAAAGTTACCACCTGCTGAGATCTTTCCTGTATTTATATCTAGATAACTAGAAACCTTTCTGTTTATTGAGCAAATGTAGTTCATGGAGTGCTGCGAGGTCTTCTAGTATGCCGTAGTTTTGACTAAGCGCCAAGGAACCAAGTATTAAGAAATATCTTTGGATCCTTTATCTTTGCTTCGCTAATTCTACGCGGCTTCTTGAAGATCATAGTAGTGCTTTACGGTCTCGAACCAAGCTTTTTCGTCTCTTTCTACTTCTTCTGGACCAAAAGTAAAGATTTGAGTATTAAATTCTTCGACAGCAGTTGTAACAATAATTTGAGTCTTCAGAATTTTAATTCCTAGACAAGCTTCTGCTGCTGCTTTATAGGCAGCCAGTTGTAGTTTTGTTTTTTTAGTTTTAAACACACCAGAGATCAGAGCTTTTCTGATCCTGTCATCAAGCTGCTGATCTTTCTTCGGGAACCTTGCAGCGTAAGGACCATTGCTGGTTTTAAAGTCCGCAAGAATAATTTCTCCTGCTGCATTCATGTAGATCAAGTCACAGCAACCCGCGTAGCCGTGCCCAGTCTGAGGGTCGTAGTAATGAATTCGACCTACACCGTCATCGCCAACAAACTTTGCCCAGCGTGGTTGGTTAAAAGGCTTCTCCGACCACAGGACACGACCATCTCCCAGTAAGTCGTCAATCAACTCTGGCATTCCCTGCCAGTACAGCCGATACGCTTCGGGAGGTACTACTCTTAAACCTTTTAAATAATTCTCAACGCTGTTATGAATCCAAGTTCCTCTTGTAGCTGCTTGATCCGCTACTCCTGGATTTAATTTATTCCACGCAGCTAGTTTTCTCTGAGTTTCCTCAGATTGCGTAGCAGTCAGGATTGAGGTGACTGATGGTAGAGGTTTAGGGACTCCATCGCAAAGATAGTGACGTAAACCGTTTACTGTAACTCTGGTGTCGGACACGATAAGGGTGTCAATTAATAATAGTCTAGAACGAAGTTGCAAATACAGCTGGCCCGTCTAAGTCATCTTCGTCATTGTTGTCATCTTCGTCATCATCAATAAAAAATTCTTGTTTTTGGTACTGATACTCACGTATACGCTGATCTAAGTCTCCGTTCAGACAAAGAGCTGCGGAGAAAGCTTCGATTACGATTTGAGCGCAGGTCTCACCGTCTCTTGTATTACCTTGGTGATCGATGCACTCTGTCAGCAGCTGTTCAGAAGTCAGCAAGCCTACAATTTTATCTAATTTTGTATTCTGAGAAGTTTGCAGTTCGATCAGCTGGTTTAATAACGTTTCCAGTTTTGATTTCATGCCCGTAAGCTTTTAGGTCGCTGCCACCCTACTTCGAAATCGATATTTGTACTTACATCAGCTGCACCAGCTCTTTGAAAGATAAACCACGCAGAGGTTACAGAATCTTTTAATTGTTTACCATCCGCACGGAATGACGGCCTTGGCGACAATATTTTTAGATTTGTAAGCGAACTATTGGTGAGAAAGGGTTCCCTCTTCCGTGTGGGCTCTAGGAAAGTAATGCGATCCAGTAAGCAAACACCTTTCGAGGCGACTTCCAAACCGTAATCCGTTACCCAGTCTGTTAGTTCTCCCATCCCCTGCGTAATTGCTACCACCCAATCAACGTGGCCCTTATGGCTTAGCCACCACTCTGGGTCTTGGATTGCTTCTTTGTTGTCTACTGTTACTAGACTTTCTATCCCATGTCCTTTTAACTGCTCGGCAAGTTGCCCGTCAAAATCGGTTGGGAGCAAAATCCGACCCTGGCAAATACCTTCTGCCGCAATAGGATTGAATATGAACTTCGGCACGTGGTAAAACGACATGGATAAAAAAGAAGTCTTGAGTAGGCTTCGGGATTTTATGAGCTTAGAACAAGAATTTTTGCATAAATCCTTTATGGCTCAAACTCCTAAGCTCGATAAGTCTGAGTTAATAGATATCCTAGATCTCGTACATGCTAACTATTTAGTTAGAGGGCGTCTGTTCACTAAGCTTGCGCATTGGTGTTCGGAACAGGATTACCCAATTCCGGGGTTAGACGAACTACTTTCTGAGTAAACAAAAAAAAGGGCACTCCTTGGAGTACCCTCGTCCCTTTCCTGTTTAGTCTAGTTTAGAAATCTAGACCAGCAGCTTTTAGGGCTTCTTTTTGTTCCTCCGTCAGTTCTTTTTTTGCTGCCGCAGCTTTCTTAGGTGCGGGTGGCTCACTTTCTTCAAGAACTTTCCCAGCGATCGCGGCTGATGGCGGGAGAGATTGAAAACCGCCTGCCTGACTTTCCAGACGCTTTGGATTGGCCTCTGTAAAAGCCGACTTAAGCGCCTCGTGGTTTTCTCCCAGAGGAAGCTCCACCAAATTGCTACCGGGGATAGAAGAACGAAGTGCAGAAGATACCAGCTCTCCTCCATCGTTTTCGAGCCACGCTCCGATATCTTCAATAAGCTTAAGCTCTTCCGCACCTTCAGGAGGTCGATCTTTAAACTCCAATGCGTTGAAGTTAATTTTGGCACCATCTGCACCAGTGACTGGATCACGTTCGTTGAAACTCCGGGTGGCAAACTTTGTCGATGTTACTATCTCACCGACATTGATCCGATTGTTGTAGAGCGTTTGGAAGTACGCAATAAAGTTTTTCTGGCTAGATTTCCCAGAAATGATGCTCGTCGAAACACACCGGGGAGGTAGCAAACGGTGATTAGGGCTAACGCCAATGTAAGCAATCCGAATAAATTCTTCATGCGAACGCATACCGAGATTCCCGAAGAAAGGGGTGAACCCGAGTAAAACAAACTCGATCGGGATACCGTTATCATTGGCATCCGTAATCGCCGAGTCAGGATCAGAGTCGGACTTCCAACGACGCGCTTGAAGGTCGATTCGAAGCGTGTGCGGCGGGATTTGACAGAGAATTTCATCGACTGAAAATTTACCGGCAATAAAGACCATGGTTAGTACCTAAATCAGAGGGAGAAATCAAGAGAACCGAGAGCAGAAGGGGACACGCGTCCTTTATCAAGGTCAGCAGCTTTTTTAGGAGCCGACCGCGTGGCTTTAGGAAGGTAGAGAACTTTATCTACCCCATAGTTGAGGTAGCGCTTATCCTCTTTTTCGCTCGTAGAAACACGTCCAACAGCAATTGTCGGTGTACCTGGAGCGAGCTCAGCAAGCTGAGTAGAAAGTTTATCCCACGCAGTTAACTTAAACCAGTGAGTTTCTTCCTTCTCGTTTTGCCAAGCAAGAGAACGATTAGTGACTGTTGCGTCGTCTAGCTGAGTTTCCTCGGTCTTAGGACCAAGGCCACCCGTGGCGACAAACAAGTTCACGGCTAGGAGGTCATCCCAGTTGTCTTGCTCAACCACCAACATGGGCTGCATCTGCAGAAATCCATCCGGAGTGGGTCGTGTCGGACCTAGAGCAAGAATAACTTGACTTTCTTTTAAGTTTGTCAGGATCTTTCCGACATAGTGCTCGTTTGACATCGAAAGTTGAACTTTCGTTGCAATACGACGATCGCTTGCAGGGAGAGATTCAGTTAAGACATTGGCGATCTTTTGATCGTCTATGAGGGCAGTGCTAGTTACACGGAGTCCCAGGATGAAAACGTTCACGGTTTAGGGTTCTGTAAATTGTTGAGCGATGGACTTTTAAAGCCTTAGCAATCTCTCTTACGGGAGCGCCTTGGCTTGCAAAGGCTACTGCCAAATTCATGTCTGCGCTAGTCATCTTGGAAGCTTTCATGTTTTTGTAGGTGTTGTGAAACGGGTTTATGCAACTTTTATTTCCGCAGGAAGGTTTGACATACAAATCCCTGTTCATTTCCATATAGTCGAGTATTAACGGTCGCACATAGTATCTATTATTTAACGCGTAGATTACTGGAGTTGCGTTCGTATAAGTACCTTTCCATAACGTACATTCTTTATGATTAAAATCGCTGTAAGCAAGTCGACGATAAAGTTCGCTTAATTTTGAATTACGAGTAGCACCGTAAGTTAGTTCAAGCGAGCTTGCTTTGAGACTGCGAGCTATATCGCTTGACTGAGCTTGCGCGTGGCCGATATCATTTGCTGTAATGGATAATTCTAATTTTTTATCTTTGTTAAATAAAATTAATTTATATTCCTCAGTACACGTCATTCGGTTGAAACCGGGTCTTGTGCAGAATCATATCCAACTCCGCTTCAGTAAGCGAAAAAAGAGGGAGTAGCTTTCGCCACCCCCTGAGTTTTAAAATAAAAAAGCAAAAAGGTATTTTCATTCTCAACCAGCTGAAGCTTTGGCTTTTATTTCTTCATATATACCGCCTTTCTTACCCGGTAATTCCCCTTGTTTTAAAGTAGCAATATTTTCATCAAGGAACGAAAGGACTTGTGCGTAAGTCGCACCCTCGGCTAAAGCGTTTTTCAAGTCTTTAGCGCCAAAGAACTTAGCACTCTCACCTGCTCCTGCGCTGATTTTAGGTGCGGGTGCAGGAGCAGGAGCAGGTGCAGGTGCAGGTGCAGGTGCAGGTGCAGGTGCCGGTGCGGGTGCCGGTGCGGGTGCCGGTGCCGGTGCGGGAGCAGGTGCAGGTCCACCATACTGTTGAGGCGCCGTGGCCGTACCAGCCGCCCAATCGTAGACACCCCCGCCACCGGGTAAGTTCCCTTCACGAATGTTACCCATGTTTTGATCTAAATAAGCTTTAATATCAGCATTAGTTTTGCCTGCTTCTAGAGCTGCTTTGTAGTCTTCACCTCCAAAGTAAAAAGAACTTTGACCTGCCGACGTATTTAATTGAGGCGCACGCGGAGTAACACTTTCTGGGTTGACGTTGCCTCTAACAAGTTGCTCATACAAACCACCAGATTGACCCGCTCGGTTTGATGGAGCAACCATATTCGGATTGCTTTCCATATAGTTCCTAATTTCTTCATTGCTATAACCAAGTTTCTGAGCTTCGAAATAATCCGCAGCTCCGAACAAGCCAGACTGACCGTATTCACCTGCAATGCTGCCCAATGAGCGGCGAGTATCAACCGGTTTAGGAGTAGGAGCAGGACCTCCGGGGAGAGTAATGTTGATATTGGTACCTGGTGCTTCTGGTTTCAGTGAAAATTCAGAAACGGTTGTAGGCATCTTAGGTGCGTTATAGCTCAGCACATTACCCCGACCCTTCTCCAACATCCGCGTGGTGTATTCAGGAGCAAAACCTCCCATATCCACATTTCCTTCTTCGTCTTCGAATAATCCGGCTAAATCAATGCCGAATTTTGTACCAGCCATTTGAAGGGGGGCTGGATATTTTGAACGAGAAGCAGTCATCGTATGTCGGTCCTATTTTCTAAGTATAAGCGAGATTTTTATTTAGGTACTTCAAAAGGTTTAAACCCAGCAAAAGCAGACCCCTTAGTTGGTGTTGCGGGTGTTTTTGGAGCTTCAAAAAGTTTAAATCCTCCAAACTCCTGAGCTGCTCTTACGTTACCTGTTAATGCCGGACCCTTAGCTTCAGTCTTGGTTTTTTTCTTATAAGTATTTCTGAGTGTGGGGAAATAACTTAGGAGAAGAGAAGGTGCCGAGGAACCTTCTGCTTCTAAGCCTACGCCAAAGTAGTCACCTGCATATCGCATTTTTTAGAAAACTGAAAGCCTATTTCTTACTATAGCTAATCTTCGTTCGGGATAAAAAACCGAGTCAGCTCAAAACCAGGCCCTAACACGCCCTTTAACGTCGTGACCATGCTCTTGGCATCATCGTGATACTTAAAAAGCTTTGCTTCACTGCGCTTAGCACTGTAACTAACTAGCTTTTTTTCCTCTTTATTTAGGCAATCGGAGACGTACTGGTTGTCTTTCAGTATGACCCACACCTCCTTAAATCGCAGAAGAGGCATGACTTCGATTTCTGGGAGTGAAAACAGCCGTTGATGATAGACTACCTTCTTTTTTACTTTTACGCTAGAGCCCTCTGTGGGCACTGACTTTTTTTGAGGTTGTGTACCGCTCTGTTGACTTAGAAGTCGCTTTAGATTACGTGCTTTGTTAGCTGCTTTTAAAGCAGAATCAAAGGTTTCAGCGGTAAAACAAATGTAATCCACCATACGCACACAACCTACGTACTTTTCTCCTGTCTTAGCAGTAAAGATTTCTTTTGTTACTTCCGCAGGAATATTTAAAATTTCCATTGAGTAATTTCGAAGTTACTAAAGTTTATTTAGCTGTCAGTATATTACGAACCCTTTATTTCTCCGCCCAATTACTTCCCACTCCTGCGTCGGCTTTTGACGGAACTTGTTTCAATACTGTCTCAGCTGCTTCATTCATACACTTTTCTAATATAGTTTTATACTCCTCTGCTTTTTCTTCAACTACTTCGAGTACGAGTTCATCGTGCACGCACGCTATTAAATAAGCTTCTTTATTTAAGTATTCTCCAAGCTTCGCTATAGAAAGTTTTAAAATATCAGCTCCAGACCCTTGGATTAAGGTGTTGGCACACGCCATCATCTGCGCGTCGTCGTAGGCAAGAAGTCTTCTTCTTCCGAGTGGAGTACGAACGTAGCACCAACCGTCTTCAACCATCGCAGCTCGCTCCCTATGCCATTGACGTAGGCGTGGGTAAGCATTATGAAATGCCATGTGCGCTATTTTTGCCTCGGACAAAGTTATAACTTTTCCTGATTGAGCTGCGTAGGTCTTGTACTTTTTAAAACCCATTCCATACAGGAGCGCAAAGTTTAGAGTTTTACCATCCTGCCTTTGAGATTTCTGTACATTTTCTGGTTCGACCTTGTAGATCAAACTAGCTGTAACAGTGTGCAGATCTAAGTCGTCCTGAAACGCTTTAATCATCTGAGGTATTCCAATTAGCTCTGCACCCAGCCGCAGTTCAATCTGTGAAAAGTCACAAATAATTAATTTGTAGCCTTCAGCAGCGACAAAGCAACCACGAAAGTCAGCGCTACGTGGAACTTGTTGGATATTTACTCCGTAGGTTTCCTTAGGTTTTGTAGTACTTGTTCTCTTTGAACCTGAGGATGTAAACCTTCCGCTGTTTGCACCATACTGATTATACCCACTATGGATACGGTGAGATACAGGATTAATGTTGTCAATAAGTTTGCTAACATGCTCCAGGCGCGTTTCGATTTTAACTCTCTTCCGATAAATTCCCAGGAGTTCATCGTCGCTGTCGAACTCCGCGAGGGCGACTTGATTAAGTGTCGGCTTGCCTGTAATTCCATCAGTAGGTAGTGCAGTTCCAATAGCTTCGAACGCTCGGACACACTGAGTGTTTGAGCCTGGGTTGAAGTCTTTCTTTGGGCGCTTACCAATTGAGATTTGTCCATCGGTAGTGCGGGGAAGTTTTAACTCATCGGGAAGATGCTTATCCAGTTCTTCGCAAAAAACTACAGTAATAGTGGCGAGTTCTTCCTCCACTGTATGTTGTAATAACTTTAGTTTAGCTATATCTACACCAAAACCTCTATGGCACATTAATGCTACTGGACGCACACACTTTGATTCCAGTGAGTAAACGTCTAAAAGGCTTTCTTCCACCATCTCTGCCAGTTGGGAGGCAGCCACGCGTGGAAGAATATCAACGTCTTTAGCTGCGTAATAAATCTGCTCTTCGTTTAAGTTTTCTTGAGAAAAATCTGATAGCTGTTGTTCTTTACTTATTTCTTCTTCTAGCCGCCGTTCGATAACAGCTTTTAGAGAGCAACTTACATCCGCAAAGTAAGCTTTCTTAGCTTGCGGTGAGATCTTTTTATCCTTGAAACCTGCCCGTAGACATCTTTCTGCTACGTAGGTATCAAATACTTTCCCTTTAAAGTCAATTCCCTGCTTCAAGTTGAATTGAAAATCAAAATTTAGATTATGCCCAACAATCATTTCACGAGTTTCAATCAACTCCTTTAGCTTTGGAAGATAGTTAGGAATTTTAAAGAGATCTAGTACATAAACATTTCGATTTTCTTCGTGTTCGTCAGTATTACACAGCTGCAGTAACCGCGGACGTGCTACCCGAGCATCCAGCCCAGTAGTTTCGTAGTCCAGACAAAGCTTAGTGATCGGTTGGAGCTCTTCAATGGCTTGTTCAAATTGGTCTTGATCAGTGATGTAGATGGGGTTCATTTTTAAACAAAAAAAAGAGGCGACCTTGTGGCCGCCCCAGAGTCTAGATCGTCTTAGCCCAACGTGATGGAGGAAGAGTGACGAACTCGTACACTCCACTGAGAAGTGATGTAATTCCCTACATCACCCCAGCTGTCGGCAGCTTCGTAACCAACAGAAGTCAGTTTGACTTTATAGACTGTGCGCCGCAGAGCCCTTGAAGTTTCATCCAGCTCTTTGTCTTCAGAGCCGAACGCAATAACTTCTTCCATAACTGCCATTCCTGAAGAAACCAAGAAAGACAACCCGTCACGCAATGCTGTGTACATTGGCGACGCGTGGTAGCAATCGGTCCGTTTAATGCCTGTATCTTGAGTGACGGCTTTGTAGTTACCCTCACCGTCAGACCTAAAGCCACGGAAACAGGAGGAGTCGGGGCTAATGGTGCCTCTGTAAGCCAATTTGTTTACAGTTTTTGTAGCAATTTGACGCAGAGTAAGCTGTTCGCCGCTTTGGCACGTAGCAAGGATCATCGCAGCTCCCAGGCTCCGGAGAGAGCTGTTAGTGGTGATCTGCTCAATTGCTTGGTCAGCAGTAAGTTGAGTTACTGAAAGAGCATTCAAAGCACGCTTGCCTGTGCGCATGTAGCGGCGACGTTCCGTTTTTACGGGTCCGTTGATGGCAAGCTTGGCAGCAAGTGAAGCAAGTTGAGGATTCTTTTTCTCAACGCTCAGGGCGAACAGCTTCTTTGCATCGATGAGCTTGTGGTCAACGTGCCTAGAGATGTCAATCTTGATTACGGGGCTACCTTCAGTAGCGTTCAAGATTGCCGTGGCTTCGCTCTTGTCAAGAGCCATTTCGCCAATGCTGAATTCAAGATTCATGTTCGTTTTGTCGGGTGAAGACTTGTCGAGTATAGGGCTCTAAAGGATGAGCGCAAGGGTCTTATTGTTTCTTAAGATTTTGTTTGATCAAAGTATGACGGGTGAACGACCTTCTTTTATCTTGTAGTAAATCCTTTTCGGGTGGGTAGGGAAGTATTTGAGAGTCGCAGGGCAGAGCCATCCTGTCATCACGTCTGCATTTTGCAAAGACTTAAGATTTTCAGGATCCTCTTGCAGCGTGTACCACACACCATCTAACTCGGCATACTCGTACTGGAGGAAGCCCTGAGCCCGTGGGAACGCCTGGGCACTAAACAGAACCTCGTAGGTTTCGCAGTCCCCTAGCTCGGTCTGCTCGATAACATGGTCAATAATTTCGGACATACCGAAGACAAAAGGTTCTTGCTGCAGATCCTTTGCTTCGTCGTCGAAGCACCAGCTATTTGCGTGCCTGTAAATTTCTAAAGTAAGCATGGAGTTTGAGGTCATGGCGAGAAAGTTCAACATGTGACGATGGTGTGATTGTGAGTGCTACCTGCGCACTATACTGGGAAGTCCCTACAAAAGGGAGGATCCCGAGCTTTTTCTGTCAATTGTAATAAGATGGACAAAGGAGACATAAGACTGTGACAAGTAGCTATAGAGGACCAGAGTTAACTCCTCAACAGATCATTGATCTTGCACAAAAGATACGTAATGCGCCTCGGACAGATGAAAATGAGATGCGTCGGTTTGTTTTTAGAGAAGCTCTAGGTGCAGGAGCTCTTGATGATGAGCTACAAAATAGATATGAAAGTGATCCGGAAGTTGACGACTTTGGTGAAGAGCTTCCTACGCCTAGCGCTGAAGAGCTTCGTGCCCAAGCTTATTATGATCACGATACCTTTCCTAACGAGATTCCTTTCAGAGGACAGAGTGTAGATCCAGATTATGAAGACTATTCACCTTATAACTATGTAAACAGTAATCCTGAGCTTCGAGCTGCGATGGAGCGTGGCCCTGTAGAGATTACTGATGTTCCTGCAATGCAACAAGCTTTGTATGAACGCATACGTAACGGTGAGGTACTTCCTGGTCGTTTAGATTCTTTTCGTCGTTATGGTTCCTCTAATATTCTGGAAAGTGATATTCCGGATGCAGAAGCATATGCTCTTGCAGATGAGCTAAACAGAGCAGCTACTCGTGATCCTAATCTTCCTTCTCTACAGCCTACCTTTCAGAATACAGCGGAATCCCTGGACACTCTCAGTCGCACAGTAGAGCCTGTTATCAGTGCAATATCTCAACGTGCCGACTTTGAAGAAAGAGCAAGACGATCAGCTTCAAACATTGCTGGTGGGAATTACAGGAGCCGTAATCTCTTACAGCCCCCGATTCCTGGTTTGGTTCCTGGTAGTGAAGTTCTTACTGAGGCTTTTGCAGCCGGTAATCAGTGGCCTGAGCAACTTGAGCAGCTGCAATCAGAACGCAATCGCCTTTATGCTTTGACCAGAGACCTAAATCGTTTAGAGGGTCGTGTTTCCCAGGCTTCGAGTCCTGAAGCTTTGAGGAAGGCTGTAGAGCAACGAGTACTCCCCGTGGTTCGCGATGCACTAGGAGAACGCGGGTTGCAGGAGGCAATTCGCACTGAGTTGGTAAATGCGCAATCTGAGGGGTCACAAGATTCAGAAGCGCGAATGGAAGAAATAGCACGGATGAGAGAGCAGAGGACAGTGGAAAATGCTCTTTCACGGCGGCCTGGGACTATTACTCACTTTGAACAACCTCCTGTTTTTTACAATGTTGGAACTCGCAGGGCTGATAGCGGATTAAATTCTCAGCCTTTTATAACAGGCATAAACTCTGCTATTGACGAGGCTAACCTGCAGACCAAGCTTTTAGCAAATTATGAGAGATTAAATGAACTAGATAAGCTACTTGAGCGCTATCCAGAAGTTAAGACACTCTTTGAAGCTAATTTGAAGAGTGGTGAGCGTCCAGTTTTGAGCGGTCCAGAAGCTATTAAAAAGTTAAGTTCTTACGTAGACACAACTCAACAGACTTCAATGCCACGAGAACGGGCAGCTCTTTTAAATAAGTTGATTAGCGACGGCAATTTATCCGTAGATGAAGCAACTGACATTGAGAAGAAATATCGATCAGGCGATACATTATCTCAAGCTGAAGCTATCCAGCAAGTTAAAGAAGCTGGAGGCGATTTAGAGGCTATTGGTCAGCCAGCCATTTCTAGGCGAAATCCCATTGTGGGCGGTGGTTCTTATTTAAACAGAACTTCAGGGCTTCAATCAGAACTTAAGTCTGCAGTTGAACGCAGCTTTCTTATCAATAAAGCTTTGCAAGACATTGATCCAGAAGTTTTATATTCACGTTTTCCTGGTTTAAAACCGCAACAAGATTTTGATCGACCTCAACAAGCAGAGTTTGTTTTAACTCCAGAAGGAGAA